GTTTCCCAGTCACGATCGAGTGGGGCAACTTCTCTTCATAAGGATAATTGCTTCATTACTTTGACATATAATGATGAGAATTTGCCCGCCGATCGTGGTTTACATTATGAGCATTTTCAGCTTTTTATGAAGCGATTTCGTAAGGCTATTGCTCCTGCTAAAATTCGTTTTTATATGTGTGGTGAGTATGGTGAGGATTTAGGTCGTCCTCATTTTCATGCTTGTATTTTTGGTTTTGATTTTCCTGATAGGAAGCTTTGGCGTAAATCTGGTGCTAAGTCTAATTTGTATCGTTCGGCTATGCTCGAACAGTTATGGACTTTCGGCTATTCTTCTGTTGGTGATGTTAATTTTGAATCGGCTGCTTATGTTGCGCGTTATATTATGAAGAAGATTTCTGGGGAGGCTGCGGAATCGCACTATACTCGATTTCGACCCTTTAACAGGGGAGATATTCGGCCTCCGCGCGGAATTCACAAAGATGAGCTTGAAGCCAGGTTTGGGGAAGGTCTGGATGGACCGATTCTTTTCTGATGTTTATCCTGTTGATCGTGTAGTTATTCGTGGCGGTAAGATTTCTAAGCCGCCTCGTTATTATGATAAACTTTTACTTTCTGGTAATTATTTTCCTGTATTTTCTAATCCGTATGATGATGTTATTGACGCTCGTGTTGAGAAGGCTAAGTTATCGCTTGACGATAATACGCCTGATCGTTTAATTGTTAAGGAGCAAGTGAAACTTGCTCAATTGTCTAAATTAAAACGTGTTCTTATATAGGAGTTTTTATGAAGTTATTAGTTGTTGCTGTGCGTGATTCTGCTGCGGGCGCTTTTATGCGCCCTTTTTATTTGTCTTCGCCTGGTCAGGCGATTCGTTCTTTTCAGGATGAGGTGAATCGTGCTTCTGAGGAGAATACGATGTTTCATCATCCTGAGGATTTTGAGCTTTTTGAGCTTGGTACTTTTGATGATGGCACTGGTCTTTTTGATTTGTTAGCTATTCCTAAGTCTCTTTGTACTGCTAAGCAACTTAAGGTTGCTTTAGATTCTCCCCCTGTTCGTGCTGTTAAGTAGGAGTTTTTATGTTTCAGAATCGCTCGGTTGATACTCATCAGTTTGCTATGGTTCCTCATGCGGATATTCCGCGATCGTCTTTTGATTGTCAGAAGACGTTGAAGACTACTTTTGATGCTGGTTATTTGGTTCCTATTCTTGTTGATGAGATGTTACCGGGCGATACTTTTCGCTGTTCTATGACTGCTTTTACTCGATTGGCAACGCCAATTTTTCCTGTGATGGATAATCTCCATCTTGATACTTTTTTCTTTTTTGTTCCCAATCGCCTTCTTTGGTCGCATTGGGTTAATTTTATGGGTGAGCAGGATAATCCTGCTGATACTATTTCTTATACTATTCCTACTGCTACTTCTCCTGTTGGTGGATATGCCGTTGGCTCTTTGCAAGATTATATGGGTCTTCCAACTGTTGGCCAGGTTGGTGGTGCTAATACTGTTACTTTTTCTAATTTGTGGCCTCGTGCTTATAACTTAATTTGGAACAAATGGTTTCGTGATGAGAATTTGCAAAATTCCGTTGTTTTTTCTGCCGGCGATGGCCCTGATACTTATTCTGATTATGTTCTACTTCGTCGCGGGAAGCGATTCGATTACTTTACTGGCTGCCTCCCCTGGCCCCAGAAGGGTTCTACTGGTGTTTCTCTGCCTTTGGGTACTTCAGCGCCTGTTAAAGGCATTTTTGTTTCCTCTGGTACTGCTAATACTACTGGTTCCACTTATGTTGATTCTACTGGTGCTGTGATTCCTAACACTACTCGTGTTTGGACTTCTACTGCTTTAGGTGCTTTGGATGCTGTTCAGTCTGCTGGTAATGCTGGTACTGGTGGTCATCAGCCTAATATTTATGCTGATCTTTCTGCTGCAACTGCAGCCACTATTAATGCTATTCGTTTGGCTTTTCAGACTCAACGCCTTTTAGAAAGGGATGCACGTGGCGGTACTCGATACACTGAGATTGTACGGTCTCATTTTGGTGTTGTATCCCCCGATGCGCGTTTACAGCGCCCTGAATATTTGGGAGGAGGTTCCTCCCCTATTACTATTAATCCGATTGCGCAGACTTCGGGTACTTCGGCATCAGGGACTACTACTCCGATGGGTACTCTTGCCGCTATGGGTACTGGTGTTGCTCGTGGTCATGGTTTTACTTATTCTGCGACTGAGCATGGTGTTATTTTAGGTTTATGTTCGGTGCGTGCTGATCTTACGTATCAGCAAGGTGTGCACCGTATGTGGTCTCGTTCTACTCGATATGATTTTTATTTTCCTGTTTTTGCTATGCTTGGTGAGCAAGCTGTTTTGAACAAGGAAATTTATTGTGATGGCTCTGCCAATGATTCTAATGTTTTCGGCTACCAGGAACGCTGGGCTGAGTATCGTTATATGCCCTCTCAAGTGACTGGTTTGTTTAAGTCTACGTCCGCCGGTACTATTGACGGATGGCATTTGGCGCAGAAATTTACTGCGCTTCCGACTCTTAATTCTACTTTTATTCAGGATACTCCTCCTGTTTCTCGTGTTGTTGCTGTTGGTGCTGCTGCCAATGGTCAGCAGTTTTTGATGGATGCTTTTTTTGATATTCGTAAGGCTCGTCCTATGCCTCTGTATTCTGTTCCAGGTTTAATTGATCATTTCTGAGGTTTTTTATGGCTCGTCCTACCACTCCTTTTGAAACTAATTTATTTAACCTTCTTATTGTTTGGGCTTCTTTCTCGAAGGCCATTGATGATGGTAATATCTCTAATGCTCCTTCTTATGTTCCTGATATGACTGATCTTGTCGAATCTTGTTGGGCTAATCTTGATCCTCCTGATTATTATTGAGGTTTTTATGGGCCTTTTTTCTGGTATTGCTGATTTTTTTAGTGGTGGTGTTGGTTCCTTAGCTGGTGCTGGTCTTTCTCTTATCGGTGGTCTTGCTACTAATTCTTCTAATCGTTCTATTGCTGCTGGTAATCAGGATTTTCAGGAGCGCATGCGCGCGACGCAATATCAGACGGCTGTTAAGGATATGGAGGCTGCTGGCCTCAATCCTATGTTAGCTTATGGTCAAGGCGGCGCTGGTACGCCGTCTGGTACTACTATTCCTATGCAGAATCCTGTTCCTGCTTCTGTTACTTCTGCTCTTGACGCTGCACAGATTTCTAAGGTGCGTGCTGATACTGCTGTTTCTTCTGCTACTGCTGCTAAGATTCTTGCCGAAACGCCTAAGAAGGCGCTTGAGGGCAAGATTTATGATCGTATTTCTGATCTTATTTCTCCTATTACTCAATCCTCTGCTAAAGGTTCTATGCGTGCTGAGGATGCTTCTAAGGCTCTTGCTGATATTTATCCTGATTCTGTTCCTCATTCTCCTGTTCGCCAGTTTATTGATAAGGTTGGCGAGTGGAATCCTTATGGTCTTGGTTATTAATTTTGGAGGTTATTATGTCTGATTCTGTTTCTGTTCCTTTTGTCCGGTCTCCTTATAATTATGATCGTGATCTTGTATCTGATGAGACTGGTTTATTTTGTGCTGAGCCTACTCTAGCTCAGCAAAATTTTCGCGAGGAGACGGATATTAATTATATTGTCGATACTTTTACTCGTACGGGTACTTTACCTAATCAGCCTTTGCCGGCTCAGTTCGGTGATTTTACTGGTGTTCATGATTTTCATTCTGCTCTTAATTCTGTTCATGCTGCCCGTGATGCTTTTATGACTTTGCCTGCGGCTGTTCGTACCCGTTTTGCTAATGATCCCGGTCAACTTATTGATTTTATTTCACGGCCTGACAATTATGATGAGGCCGTTAAGTTAGGTCTCGTGGATTCTTCGCCATTGGTAGCGCCTGTAGCCTCAACAGCGAAAGGTGGTACCAAGGGCGGGGTTTCGAAGAAACCCGCTGTATCGTCATCTAATGAAGATGGCGATGGGGGTTCGGGGGATGAATAATCCCCCGCGCACAATTTTCTACTTGATGTAATTGTGCTAGGTGACACCAATCTTTTAACAAGGGAGTATTTTTTATGAAGCCGTTATCTCGTAATCCTGTTCATAAGGGTCATTCTGTTAAGCATTTTAAGCATAATGTTGGTCAGACTAAGGCCATTAATATGGCCGCTCCTATGCGTGGTGGTATTCGTCTTTAACTTGATCGCCGGGGAAATCCCCGGCGATTTTTTTTACGGAGTATTCTATATGCCCTGTTATCATCCGCTTGACGCTTGGCGTCCTATTGATGCTTCTTTTTCTAAGAAGCTTATTTTTACTTATTCTCCTAAGTTTTGTGGCTCTGTAGAGCCTGATTTGAAGGTACCTTGTGGTCGTTGTATTGGTTGTCGCCTTGAGCGTAGTCGCCAGTGGGCGATACGCTGTGTACATGAAGCATCTCTTCATAAGGATAATTGCTTCATTACTTTGACATATAATGATGAGAATTTGCCCGCCGATCGTGGTTTACATTA